GCTTTTAATTTTTCCAACATCAATAATAGTTGCTCTACCTTCTCAACATCATTAACATTGTCCGTGTCTAATTCTAAATTCAGTGATAATTTCATATAAAAAATGATTCCAATGTACTGCGTTTCTCAAGTTCCCACCCAATGCTATCTGTAATCATTTTGAGCGGATCTTTAAACGTCTTTTCAAATTGTGTATCATAGTCAATGAACTCATGCAGTCCTAACTCCTTTGGAAGGAATTGAGGAAATGATATAACATTTTCCATGATAGGATTAGGTTGCTTGAGATAACAAAACTTAACTTTATTTCCGTTAGTTAACTTTTCCATCTTCTTATCTAATCCGTTTTTCTGAAGATGATGATTGAACAACAAGGCACCTCTAACATGTATCGGTGTTCCTTTCTTGTAAATCATACTGCGATCTGTCCACTTCTTCACGTTCGATACTCCTCGTGGAAATGACACATCCTCAGGTCCTAGATTGACAAACTCGTCATAAAAGTTTGCCACGAATTTTTGTAATTCATCTTCAGTCGATGTCAATATAATTTTGTATGCTTTTTTGAACTTGTCTCTCACGACCATAGGTGTTGACGACTTCACCGCTTCAATGCCTTGAATCTTTACCTTGGGTTCTGCATATTGAACACCCTCATTATTATGAACATTCATTATGTAGCGTTTCTTTGCTGTCCATACTGCTTTGTCAGCAATCGCCTCTCGTTCCATAACCATGCGGTTTTCAAATCCATTCATCATTGTGAACATATCATCATATGATTTCTGTAGCATTGGTTGAAACCTTTGCTGACATGCTTCATCAATAAACTTCACAGGATCGGTAGGATTAACCTTTTCAACTAACGGACCCATATTGACATAGATCGAGTCAGTATCCATTGCGATAACGTAATCTTTATCGGTGCCCAGTATCTTATTCATACTTGCGTTCATAGACTCTTCTGCCCATCGAACTGCAAGTTGTCCCGACAATGTAATACCTTCTGCAACACGAAGATCGTAATATCGGAAGTATTGATTACCTAATGCACCATATAATGAGTTAAGCAAAATCTTAACAGCCATTTGAGTGTTATCTAATTTATTTATCTCTCTTGCTAACTCACGAGTGTTGGTTTTTTCATATACTTGTTTAGTATCCAACATCTGACGTTTAACCGCCTTACGCTCGTCATACAACCCGATAATGATGTCGGGCAAGTGTCCTCGTTGATCTTTACGATAACATGAACCATTAGCAGCAACTGCATATTCAACATCTTCGTTGTGAGGAGGTGAATCAGGTGAGTTGCAATACTTAAGATAATAATCAACACCTGCGGGTAACACAGGACCGTTCTCAACAAGCGTTTCAGGACTCATGTTATATTGAACAATCAAACTAGGATACAGTGAACTTAAATCAAATGAGGTTACCCAATCAGTCATACCCACATGAGGTTCTTTTACATAACCGCCAGGATAGTCACCACGTTCAGATGGTTTGGATGGCGGAACAGCAATCTTTCGATCATCAAGATAACGATATATTAACGAATCCCATATTGCCGTTGTACCAAACGAATCCATATAATTCACGCCACCTTTGTAGGCAACAATCATCGCAAGATCAAGAAGATCAAGATACTTATCAAGCGCATCAACGAGTAATACGTCTCGAATGTTGTAGTCAATGAACTTTTGATGATCGTGTTTGTACAATGAATGAAGTGTACCAAACTCCTCATAGGATAGTTTGCGTTCACCTAATACAACACTTGCGATATGATCTAGCGTGTATGATTCTTGTGTTCCGTAGGAGTATCCGAACTTCTGAAAGATGTCGTAATAATCCATTTGCTGAACGCCATAGATCTCATACGCATCAAGTGACTTGCCTTTGATTCCGACTTGTCTGTAATTAACAACCTTGAACGGCGACAATCGTTTTGTGTCGCTTTCAGACATGATATTCTTAACACGATTAACAATGTAAGGAATATCGAATAGTCGAACATTCCAACCTGTAACTACATCGGGAGCGTTGCGTTCCCAGAAGAATAAAAACTTCTCCATTAGTTCATGTTCTGATTCGCATTTACGATACTGAATTAAATGATCCTTATGATCACCAGCCAGTAACTCTTGACCTTTTGAAATATCATAGTCACCTAAACCCCAAACATGAAACACTTTGCTCTTGCTACTGAGATATGCGATTGATATGATAGGGTGGGCCGCTTCATTAGGTTCCGGGAAACCATCATCTGAAGCGACCTCAATGTCAATATTGCCGACATCTATAAACGACCTGGTATGTTTAATTTTTCCCGGGAATGCCTCTTGAACAAACTGAGCAACAAAGTTTCCGTTACCGAACACCTGAAGATTAGAAATATCAGAATGTTCAGCGACAAACTCTTTCGCATCTGCCATCGTATCCAGTTTAAATGGTTCAACGGGTGTGCCGTCAATACCTTTCCATTCTGTTGTAGGATTTTGAGAAGGCAAATACAAAGTAGGTTTGTACTTTACTCTTCTTGTGAAGGGTTTTCCTTCAGCGGTATATCCTCTAACAAGAATAGAATTACCGAAGCGATTAACACAGGTATAGAAACTCAAATCATTCTCCAAAGCAAATTACGTCACGTTTACATCATTATACAACAAAACCAGTGTCTTGTCAACCGGAGTTTAATCCTCGGTGAGGAACTCCTTCTTACCAGATCCGATACTAATCTTACGAGGTTTCTCTTCGTCTGGAATTACATTTTCAAGTGAGATGCTAAGAACTCCATCTACGAAATCCGCACCTTTAACTTCTACAGTATCAGCAAGCGTGAATGATCGTTTGAACTTACGACCTGAAATACCCTTGTGGATATAGTCACGATCAATTGAATCAAGCGGATCGCCTGTTACGTGTAGAACTCCATCTTCAACAACAATGTCTAGTTGATCTTCCGTGAATCCGGCAAGTGCCAACTCGATCACATAACTGTAATCGTCTGTCTTGATGATGTTATAGGGTGGATAGTTTTGTTGTTTGTCAGTAAGGTTACTGGCATGCATTCGATCAAAGATTCGATCTAAGCCAACAAAAAATGGGTCTTGCGGTATGGTGTGTAATCTTGTCATAGGTTATCTCCTTTAAGTAAAGCAAGATTTAAGTTAACGTGAACCCTTACGGCGTTCACTATTTTATTTATACAACTTTTGTCATATAAGCAAAAATTTTATTGCCATTCTTCCCAGCATCTGGTTACTTCACGATAATCAATAATAACACGCTGTCTTTTGCGTTCGCCGCCTGATCCTGCACCCATCAATGCACCTATAACTGTCATTGCATCGTTACCACTACCTGAACCGAATTGATTCCCGATAGCACCACCTATAAGCATTCCTGTAAAAACCTCCGAATCAGAGGCAGGTCTTTCAATCATGCCGTAAATAGGAATTTGTACCTTTTCACAAACTTGAACTTTCTTTAATAGAACAGCATCCATAGGACTTGTTGCATAGCTCGTAGACGAGCATCCTGTTATTAGCGTAACTGCTAAAATCAATAATATCTTCATTATAATTTCTCCGTTATGTACTTCGATACTGCTGTGATGTCTTGATCACTCAATGCTGATGCTTGTGACCACATCATATTAGATTGACTTCCAACTTTACCACGACCTTTGTATGTGATAAGTCTTCCAGAGATATAGTCGAATGTTTGACCTGCTAACTTAGGTCCTAATCCACCTTCTCCATTCTGACCATGACAACCCATGCAACCGCCCCATAGTTTCTCACCGGGGTCTGGTGCTTCTACTACGATACCATTTGCTTCGTTGTATGTCGCAAGTTCGATTGCTTTCTGCTTTGCGATTTCACGATTCTTCTTGAGTTCCTCATAGCATTCTCCAGTACAAGAACTCTGATAACCACCGCCCTTGTGTTCGATGCTTGGATAAACCATTGTACTGAATCCTAAATAGAATACTGCCATTGCGCCTAAAACATACCATAACTCTTTCATCAATGCACTCCTGTTGATCCGAACCCGCCATCACGATCTGTCTTTTGATCGGGTTTATGTTCGACTTGTTTAAAACTATATTGTGTCGGCATTTTGACAATCTCACCTTGTCCTATGCGCATTCCATCTTCTATAACAAAGGGTGTGTTACCTGCGTTATATAGCATTACGAAACTTTGATCTGTGTAGTCAGCATCAACGATGCCCTCACAATTAATTACAGTGACTGCATTCTTCCATGCAAGTCCTGATCGTGGATGTATTCGTAATGATTGATTTGATTCAAGATCAAAGATGAGTCCTGTTGGGACTAAACACCTTTCACCTCTGTTTAATGAAAATGATAAATCTTTGGTCACAGACGTTGTGTGAGGTAAATGATTTCGTGAAAAGATATTGATCAAGTCACCTTGTCTGAGCGATGCCCTAAGATCAAAGCAAGCAGATTGTTGTGTTGCATAAACAGGAAGGTGTGCCTGTTCAAAGAGTTTGTGAACTTTAATAATTTCCGCATCATCGTGAGCAAATTGCATCAAAGGGGAAATGTTGTCTGTCATAATATATTCCTAGTAATTTATTGTGAGTTGATTGGTTACTTGTAACCTTCAAACCCTTCTACTTCGATTAGAGCATTTTCCCATTCTGCCATATCATCTTTGTTCCCATAAACAGAAAACGATCCTGATATACTGAAAGGGGGTTCTACTTCAACATCGACAATCTCGTTCCATGTTGATTCAACGCTCGCTTCTTCTTTAAACTTTGCTGCTGCCTCTTCAGGTGAGTCAGCATCTATTTCTGATTTGAATGAATATTCTCTTGTCTTAGAGTATATGCCACTTATATGATATTTCGCCATAATACATGCTCGCTAAATTAACTTTTTCTTCCTATGCTATATTTTGCCGCAAGTTCCCATTCGTTCTTATCCTTGTATGGAAGAATCTTGATCTGTGATAATGGGGCAACAGGTTCTTCAATCTTAGAAGGCGATAGGACTTTGATCAGATCCCATTGTTGCAACAAACCAACAATAGTGTTTCTGCGACCTTTGTCTTCTTCATCGAAATTGTTTATCTTGCCATCGAGCATGAATAGCTCTTTGAAATGCACTATGTAATATTTACCTTGTTTGTGCAAGATATGACACGACTGGAATAACTTCTTTTCTTTCTTTGAAGCAATGCCTATTCGTGTTAGGGTCTCTTTTACTTTTAGGAAACTCTCTTCGTTTGGTAATTCAACTTCAACCAGAGCATCAACTAATCCTGAATTCATGATTTTCCACCTTTTTCTTTTTGTTCTCTCATTAAACTGAGCTGTTCACTCGTTAATAATGATAGATGCTCTCGCCCTACAACTTTGTTGCAATTATAATATTCGCAAACGAACTCAAGATCTTCATCGCCAGTATTCTTAACCCATTTTTCAAATCTCTTTCTGGGTCTAATAC